GCAGGGCTTTGCAGGGCTTTGCAGGGCTTCATTTCAACTTAACTCCTCAGAAACTCGAAGAAAAATGTGTAATTATCTTATCTCTAAACGCATCAAAAAGTCATCATTATTTTATTACTAACTATAGTTATAGAAACGTTAAGTTATTACATATTTATTTGTTTTTTATGCAGAAATTAAAAGATGGGAGGGTGTTTGCCCCCTCCGGCACTCTGTGTATTAACTGGCTCTCCCCTCAGTAAGTATAACGTCGTCTTGTTTTAAGGAAGGCTTAATGAATTTTTCACCATCATATAACCAGCCGATACCGACACCTCCAACACATTTAACTATATCCGCTTTTTCTGGCTTAAACTCTGACTTACCATCCCATACAACAAGATTTGTAACGACACCATTTTGTACGACTGCATAAATATCGCTCATTACTGATACTCCCACACAAGAATATATCCCTGATTTCCATTATTTCCTGTCGCTGGGCCTGATGACGCCTTATTGTATTTACCTGTCCCGCCAATACCGTATGTCCCAAGCATAGTAGTGGTTATACTTTCAACGCCAATCGCCTGATCATCACCAAGTCCAAGTGCCCCACATAAATTTGATCGTGAAACTGAATGGAACAGAATCCCTTGCCCTGTAGGAATTGGTGCTTCTGTTGCACTTCCCCCTGAAAATGGAGGTACCTGCTGAACTTGAGTTGATCCCCTTCCTCCCGGGCATACAAGCAAATCACCAAAGCTTGTATTCCCGCCGTCACCTCCAGAGCCTCCTGGTCCTGTTCCTGCTACACCACCGCTTCCAATAGTTACTTGCACGGATTCAGGTATAGACTGATAAAAAAATGCTTTAGCATATGCCCCGTTGGAACCGGCAGCACTTACACCACAGTTATTTGAGGCTGTTGCTGATAAATTGCCACTGGCACCACCACCGCCAACGGCTTCCACTATAATTTTCGTTACACCAGGTGATTTGTGATAAGTCCCAGATGATCCAAATACCTGAACCCCCAAAAGCCTTCCTGTTCCATCACCAAGTGTTAAATATTGTAGAGTTTCCGATACGTTTTTTTTACTTAAAATTTCCCTACCATTTTGAGTCAGCGCTGTCATATCCATTGTTCCAGCACCTGTAAAAAATGCCAGCCCATCCGGTATTCCTGTTAAGCTCGACAATGATGTCAGATTATCATTTTTATCCTGTTTATCATTCAGAATGTCTGTCATTCCAAGGTATGTGAGAATGTCAGCAATAGTACCTTTCCCGATAATATCTCGACCGACAGAAGTTAAATCAGTCTGCGATGCGGTATCAGTTCCAGTGAAATACGGGAGTTTATTTGCACCGGTTGTGAGCCCTGCCAATGCCGTCAGCGTGGCGTCAAGCGCCTGGAAATCCTTACCGAACGCGGCGGACATTTTGGCGATAAACCCGTTCAGGTCACCATCATCAAGTACATCCAGACCGCTTTTGTTGGCGGTGTACTGCGCCAGCGCTGCAGCTATAAAGCTGGCCTGTCGAATGGCTTTGTTTACCTGAGCACTGGAAGCTTTGCCAGCCGTGAAGCCAGAAAGCAGAGCCGGAAGCGATTCCCAGTCAGCCTGGGCCGTCACGTTAGCATTTGCCGCTGTCGCGAACGGTTTAAAGTTGTTTGTTGCCATTAGAGTATTGTCCCCCATGCTCCAACATCGAACCCACCGATGTATTCGTTATCCATATCAAACCCAAAGAATTTAGAGCCCTCGGATGGTGCTTCTACCGAAGGCGTTTCAACATCACCGACCCATACGCCGGCGGCTTTAACGGTGAGATAGCCCTGTTTGATAGCGGCAATCAGTTCAAGAGACACATCAGAAATATCAGTCTCGGGGAATACCCAGACCGATATCGTCATGTCCTGGTTGTCGACAATTTGCATCCTGAGGCCTGAGCCAGCAGTCGCAGCGTCAAGGATGGGAGGCAGAGAATCGTTCCGGCCGTCCCAGTTGTTGATAGCGATTTTCGCTTTCAGAATGATGCGGTACGTCTCATCACTCAGCGTCGTATAGCCAGAATCAGGATCATATGGCCCCTGCCAGATGCCCTGGTCATATCCAAGCCCGTCAGTGTCCCAGCTGAAATAAACTCCGCTAATTGGCTGGCTGACTATGCGACTGCGTCCGATCCACAGACCGAGGATGTCGAGCTGCACACCGACCGCCGTATCGATATCGAAGGCTGTTACAAGCCCTGACATAGTGCTGGACACATCAATCAGCGGGCGGGTGCTCAGATCTATATGGTCAAAAAAGAGTGGCTTGGTAGCGTGGTAGTTAGTGATCAGTTCGGTGTATTTGCTCATGAGGTCACCGTGATACTGATATTCGCGGTGCTACAGGACGCCGAAGCATCATAGGCAATATCAATGTTTGATGCCGATACGCTGCCTGATGACTTACCGATCAGCAGGTCGGTAATATCGTAATAGCGGGCATTTCCGCCGCTCACCACGCCAAGGTTTGCCGGGGAATAAATACGGCTCAGCAGCACGTCGTCGCCAATTGTCAGGCCATTAATATAATCGGCAACAGCCTGTTTGATCTGCTCGCCGATTTGAGAGGTATACCCGGTAAAAACTTTCAGGGTAATGGCTACGAAAATCGGTACGTCGGTCGAGCGCGAAAAGTTAATGACGTGGGGATTACCGTAAGTATCTGGCACCGTGACAGAAGTTTTCCCGTAAGTTGCTGTTCCCTGCCCTTTATTGCCCCTGATAGTCTGGGCGATTTCTGTCACATCACCGCCGTCAACAATCGCAGAAATGGAATGAGGCGGCAGCCCGTTGCTATCTGTCGAGCCAGTGTCATTCTCGTACAGTTTGTGACGTGTCACGCCATTAACATTAGCAATAGCACCGTCGACACCTTCAAACGGGGTGATTGACGGTAGCGCGACGCTCTGGCCCTGCCGGATGCGAAGCTCCGCGTCTGTCTCGGCCGGAGAACCAACCGTAGCCGCTGCTGGGTTGGTGACTGATACCCATCCGCGAGTCGGTGTGTTAATGGTGGTGATAGTCCCGGCCATCGCCGCAACCGAACCGCTATTCGCACATGTGGCCGTCACCAGCACAGTACCGTCAACGCCGATCGCTACACTCGCGGGAAAATTCCAGATAATGCCGTTTTTATCCCGTGCGGAGCCATTCGTGATAGTCGTGCCTGCCGTACCGGTTAACAGAAGGTCAGCAGTAGAGTTTGTCGCTACTTTTCGCGTGATCCCGTTAATTTTCACATTGCTGCTAAGCGCTGCGGCCTGCGCTGTCATCGGTGAAAACGAGTTGTAAATCTCGATAGCGGTGTTGTTAGCGTCATGCACGGCAAGAGCCACCAGCGCGACCATCTGCCCGTCTTTGCTGTCTGGTTCGAGGTAGGCATCACTACCGTAAATCTGCCTGAAATAGCTGGTCAGTGTATCTAGGATTGTCTGGTAATCAGGCGCACTAATCCCCTGGGCGGTTACCGTTGCCGATAGCCCCAGCGTGTCGAGGTTCAAAGCCATTTATGCCTCGCTTGTTACAGTCGTCTGGCCGTAGATTGTGTCAATGGAGGAAGTGAAGGTGACGCGACGGCTGGTGCCGTCATAATTGGTATCGAAGGAAAGAATCGACAGAACGCCCGGTGTGTCCTGTATGCGTTCACGTATAGCCAGGATGTAGACGTCAGATCGCTGTTTACCAAGCACCGACTGAACATACGGCGTGCCTTCCGTCAGATCGAGAAACCACTGACCGCGCCACAGCTCGAAGCGGGTTTTTACTGCCTGGGCGACACACTCCGGGCTGTCGATAAGGAAGGTATCGTCACCCTGCCCGAAAGTGTAATCGCCGTCAGCATCTTCGCGACGGTATCGCATTATTGCGGCCCTCCAGTAGTTCCCCCGCCTGTCTGAACTCCGCCATGTTTATGCGTGGCGACACTTATACCTGAAGCTGTCACATCATTCGTTACCGTAACCGGCCCAAGCATCGTCGCAGTACCACCACTTTCTCCCATTCCCTGAGACAGGTTACCGTTAATCGTTACGTTGCCGTTCAGCGTGATAGTCGGGGATGTGATTGTCGTTCCACCTTCAGCCGTAGCCGTAAGCTGGCCCGGCGTTTTAATGGTGATGTTATGTCCTGCGGCGACCTCTACGAACGCCGCGCCATCATCGGTTCGCAGCTGCGCGGCGCTAGTACTGATACCGCTGATTTTCTGTGCTTGCGACTGCGGGCCAACGATGGCGAACGCATCAGACAAGTCATGCTGGCGCGGGTCGACGGTCTCCTGAACGCCGCCGCTCTGCCACCAGAAATCTATGCATCGGTCAGCAAAGATCAGCAGACACTCGTCGCCTTCTTTTACCGGAAAGGTCAGCGTGCAACCGCCGCCGCGCGGAAAGATAACCGGCACATCCACCAGCGGTTTTAATTCGGTAGAGCCATCGCCAACAATACCGCGAAGCGCTACCTCTACCGTGCAGGTAACAGTATCAGGATCGAACGACTGAATGATGCCGGGCATCGCTACGCGCATCTGGGTAGACACCGAATCGGCAATGGCCTGCGCGGTCTGCTGCTCACCGCCGATCTGTGATTGAGTTGGAATTGGCATAAAAACCCCATAAAAAAAGCCGCTATATGCGGCTTATCTAAAACATATATATTTCAACCTATCTTATAAAGGTCAACTAATTTTAAAAAACCACCACTACCACAAGCTGTAAACCTAATAAAATAAGGCTCACCAATATTAATCATGCTATTAACTATATCGTTATCATTTTTTGATAATTCTTCAAAGCCAGTAGGAATGACAAAAACTTTACTACCAACACCCTGGAATCTTATTAATTTTATAGTGGCTCCACTGTCAGAATATTGTGTTCCTTTTGCCACTGCCAAACCTTCATGAAGTTCACATCCCTCAAGATTGGCGTCGCTCAGTCCCTTCACTGACTGGCTACCCGTCAATTGATCATAACTTATCTTAACTTCTGCATTCGAAATGAAAGATGTAAGCACCATCCCTAGCATAAGTAAAATTCGAATCATTTTTTCCTCGATGTAGTAATCAGTTAACTTTTATACAGTCGTAAGTAGCATACTGACGTGGAGCGTTCATGTTGGCTTGCAGCCACTGAGCGTTGAGAATGGCTTTGCCGTTACGCTTGATGTATTCGAGCCCTATCCACCGGCCAGGCTGGTCAGTAGCCATGCGCCATTCCATCTTAATGTTCTCGTAGTCTTCTTTTTGCTTAAGGAACGTTACCTTCTGACTTTCAGGATTCGCACCGTTAATCCGTGCCCATCCATCATTTGTCGGGCTCGTGCCCAAGTGGAAAGGCCCACACTGGGAATCAGCATGAGCCACGCCCGCCAAGGCAAAAGAGCTGCAAGCAATCATCAGGATGAGTTTTTTCATTTTTTAAAACGTCCGGTTAAGTGATGCGTTACTCTGCAAATCGCGGCTGCCACGCGCGAAGCACATCAAATCCATGTACCACGCCTGACCTCTGGTGTCGCCAGTATAGTCGATAGCTTTGACGATATAAACGCCATCCGTCGCAATGCTGGCTGCCTGTGACGTCGTGCCGGTCAGCACGCGGTTGCCGTTCTCTTCTGTTTCGGTGATACGCCCGGGCGACTGAGCGATTTCGCTATTGCCGAGCGCCGCGCGGTACACCGAAGCCTGATCGAGCTGGATAAGACCATTAATGCGGATGTTCGGGTTTATCAGGCACCGCACGTTTACGCCGCCGCCCATTGTCTGTTGCGGCATACCGATCAGGCCAGTATCGGCATTCAGCACGATGGCTTCGTGAATATATTTATCCTCCGGCACCATCTGGACCTGACCATCAACCAGTTGCCATGTCGCTTTGCACTGCGCAGCAATGTTATCCATCACGTTGCGGCTGGATGAGTAAATCGCGCGGCCACGAGGAAACACGGTATCAGGAAAATCGCCGGTAATGCCCTGTGTCACGCCGAACGCGTTGAAATCCTGCATCGTCGCCCGGTGCAGATCCGCAACGGTATAGCCAGCGGCAAGCGTGGTGATGGTAGTCGCGTAGAGGAACGCTTCGTGGTTACTGATGGCCTGAATCAGCACCCAGGAATCGGTGATGTTGTCCTTCCCGGTGACGGTGAAGCGAATATCACCGTCAAATATCAGGCCGTAGTTCTGACCGTTCACCTGCCCTACCTGGTCTGGTGAAATCTCCCGGGCGACACCAACCTGGCTCGCATCAACATCCGGCGCAATACCGTCATACCCGGCAATGATGCGAATTTTTGCAAACTCCTGCCCCAGTATCTTGTTCGTGGTATCGGTCGAAAGGTTGTAAATTTTCACGTTTGCCACGCGCGGCCAGCGTGTATCTGCCCACTCAATCTGGAACGTGACCTTAAAATCAGACAGGGAAACGCCCTGCCCGTTCTGGTCCAACAGTTGCAGCTCAAAATGGCGCATCCAGTTAAGAGACATTTCTACTCCTGCACGAAAATGAGGTGGCTGTATGTGCCGAGGTTGGTTTTGGTGGGCTCGTCCGGTGCGCCTACATCGCAGCCAACGAGCAGCGCCCCGTTAATACCTAGTTGAGGATATTGCTCAAGAAGATTTACACCGGTTACCAGCGGCACGCCAGAAAGAAGCGGTTCGCCACTGCTATCTTGTACATCCAGAATCCAGCCAGCAGAATCACGCCAAATGACTCTCAGCGTGTATGTTGTCTCTGCTAACTGAATGCGAAATAGCTGGTTATCCGGCGATAAAGGGATTTCAGTTACATTCATTGGATACCTATAGAGTTACCAAGACTGGTTCCTTTTAGTCCATCAAACCACCCTGTTGACTTAATTACCGATTCATTTACTGGGGTGGTGGATTTAGTCCCGGAATTCTGCACCGCAGATGTACTAACCCCGTCCTGCATATCGGATTTATCAGCAACGGTGACATTTTTTGTATGCGTCATGATGACTTCACGCAGGGTAAGCGTGCAGTTCAGCACGTTCTCGCTGGTTTTATCGGTCGTCACCTCAATGGCTCGCACCAGCATATTGGTGTACACCCTCTTCCCGGTAACCACATCGAACGGTACGCGCTCAAGCTGCATATCCAGCAGCTTTTGGTATGTCTCCTTTGGGCTAAGCCCAGCGCTAAGACCGATTGAAGATGTATCAATGAAGTCCAGCAACGAACCGCCCCCAGCGAAGCCGCATTCCATTGTGACTTCACTGGGGCGCTTGTACGCATGATCGGCGATGAAACCCGAGGCACTATTCGTTGTTGGCTTCTCCACCGGGTGCTCAGTAATTTCGAGCGCATCAGAATGCTTTTCGGAGACGACCACGCTGGGAATTAATATGCCAATTCGCCGGGATTGCTGGCGAAAAATCGCTGATAAAATATCCATTATCTCGGTCCTGCGGGGAGTTGCTGGGTTAACTGTGAATTCACGCCCTTTTGACGGTCAACAGTCAAACGGGCAGCCTCGCGCGGATCGGAAACGCCGTGGATGTTAATGTTCGTTTCCTGCTGAATCACCGGTGCGCTGGTGGGCATATTGCTCATTACTTTCGGAATGTAGTTGCGCGTTTCCTGCGGCATTAACCCCATGCCATAGCGCTTAACATTCCCGATCCCCCAGTTATATGATGCCAGTGCTTTGCTAAGGTCTCCGCCGTTCTGCCGCAACAGCTGGCTGAGGTACTTAGCTGCGGCCTGAGCTGACTTTTGCGGGTCGAATACATCGTTTCCGCGAAGGCCCATGTCGCGCGCCGTACCATCCATAAACTGAAACAGACCTTTAGCGCCAGCGCCTGAAACGGCGAACTGATTACCGCCAGATTCCGTTATGGCCACACTGCGCAATAACCCCTCCGGAAGCCGGTAGAGCTGTTCCAGGTTGGTAAGCATCGGCTGCATCCATCCCAGCAGTTCAGAGCCTGCTTTGGTTGGCTGTGGCCGCTTAACTGACTGGCCGAGCTGTTCAGGCTCATCATCACCGAACCAGCCGCGCACCGTTCGGCCCACGCTGCGAGGATCGAATCCCCAGTGCTCTTTAATCCAGTCGGCGGTACCGTTGGCGCTGTCTGTTACCATCGGCATCGCTGACGGATTTTCGCTGCCCTGATTAAGCATCTGTTTGCCGATGCTGGCGGCATCAGCCCAGCGGCCATCTTTAATGGCGTTGAGCAGGTCGGCGATCATGTTCAGCATTTTGCTGAACTCACCCATCTGGTCAATGAAGTTGCTAAAATCCCACTTTAGGGACCATGACTTGGGGTCAATACCGAGCAACTTAGCCAGCGCTTTTGTCAGGTCCGTAACAGTCTTTTTCAGGTCACCAATCATTTTGACGGCCTGATCAATTTCAGTCTTCCATTTCCCCCAGTCAATCAGGCTTTTGCCACCTTCTTTCCACGTCTGGTAATCATCCAAGAGCAGACCAAGTGCAATAATAAGCGTCGTTATCATGCCCAAGGGTGATGACATGAAAGCGGTATTTAGCAGCCGCCATGCAACCAACAGCCCACTGAACAATGCGATAAGCTGCTGCGTGGCTGGGTTCAGCTTTTTGAACCAGGCGATCACACCCTCAACAGCTTGCCCAGTTCGCCATAACACGCGGGTAATCGCGTCACCTGCCCAGAGAATTCCTTTGATGATCTTCGTGATGACCGCTTCAATCTTCGGCCAGTTGTCGAGTATCTGCCTGCGGAAGTTATCAATACTGCCAGCAAGGCCACCAGCTAGGTTAGAGCCAATCTTGTCTTTCGCCTGTCCAAGCGTCATCGTCAGATTACGCATGGAGGTCATGAAAATATTGGACTGTTTAGCCGCTGACTCAGCATTAAAACCAATACGCTTTGCCGTCAACGCGTACTCAGAACTGAGCTGCCCCATCCCTCTGCGCATCGCCATCAGCGTGTTTTCATCGATGCCAAGCATCTGCGCGTATTGTTTCGCGCGGTAATACGGCATGTTGTTGAGCTTTTGCCCAACGCCAGTAAAGATGGCCGCAGTATCACGCATCTTTCCGCTGGCATCGCGGGTCTGTACGCCCAGACGGTTCAGGAACCCTTCCGCCCCCGGATTGCTACGCATGAAACCAGCCAACCCTTCAAGAGAGGACATGGCCGACTCGGCGCTGGCACCGGTTTGCGATGCGGCATAGCCCAGCGCTTTGATGCCCTGGACGCTGGCCCCCGTCCGCTGGGATGCCCAGTAAATTTTATCCAGACCATTCGCGATCTGGGTGGTAAATCCGACAATGCTAAGCGCTGAGCCTTTCACCACCGCGCCGACCTTCAGAACGTTCGCGGTAACGCCTTTCAGCACGGCTTCAAACTTATTAGCGCCAGCCTGATCGATATCGAATCCCAGCGAAACAAGGAAATCTTTAATCGTATCTGCGTTACCGCTCATTGGCCGCTCTCCATTTATCTACCCGGGCGTCGTTATCCTCGCGCATGTCGAGGTAGTCATTGAGAAGCGCGATACGGCAGAGGTCTACCGCACCGCTGTTAAGGTCTTTCTGGTCAATATGGAAGGCAAGCGCCGGACGAAGAATAAAGTCTTCACCGCCCGGCAGGCTGTTGAAGGTTATTCCGCTGGCGGGGTGGGCGTCTCGCTGGTAGGGAGTCCTTGCAAAAAATTTCCCAGTGAGTCGGCGACCACCCGCGCCACCAGTTGCAGCATGGTCAGCAGGTCGATATCGTCAAACGCCATTTCGCCATGCTGGCAGACCGGCACCCAGCCTTTCATGTGCTCGCGTGAAACAACGGAAAGGCAGGGGAACAGGATAGCGTCAACGTCGCCATCGCTCAGATCGGACACAGCATTGGCAATCTTTGGCATGATGGTAGCCATCGCGCCTTCGGTGTCTTTGCTGCTGATCTTCTCCTGAACGCTCCGGAAGTCCGAAACCATCCCGGCCAGCACCGGCAACAGCTTTCGGGACACCTTCAGCTGTTCGAAAACGCTGAGCTTTGCGGTGCGATATTTCACGCCCTTAATTTCGAATTCCATGCGTTAAAACTCCCCGAGCAGCTGGTCAATCTTGCCGCAGTCGAATACCCAGGCGACAGTTCCGCCCTCTTTGGCGTTATTGAAATCAGGCTGTTTCTGGAATGCACACGAACGCGCAGTAGAAATATCACCCGATGCCGTGTTGCGAATGACGATCACGTTATTTCCCCAGGTGGCAGAGGACTGGCTTTGCGCGTTATACGCCAGAGACAGCTTCTTGTTCACCGGGGAGGTTTTCAGCAGCGTCACCGTAATGGTGCCTGACTTATCGGCGTGCAGGCTGTGCATCACCTCGCCATCGGCACCGATGGTCATGGTGTTTTTGTTGCCGCCCATGGTCTGGGTGATACCTTCCTCAGAGTTCGCAGAACCCTGACCAAGATCGATAACGCCGGTCGGCCCGGTGAGCGACGCGGTTACATCGAGAAAAGAATAAGTTGCCATTTATCGCTCCTTAGCGAACCACGTTGATCTGCACATCGGCGTAATGAACTGCGCCAGCCAGCTTACAAGCCACCTGGATTAACGGCGCTTTGCGTGCTTCTCGGTCAGCCTGTGCTTGCTCGGAAAGAGGTTGCGCATACACGTAATAACCTTTTGTCAGCGTATCGCCGGAATTCAGTTGCCCGATAGGGCCACCATTCCACACGCCAGCCGCTACCAGACCGTTCGTGACGGACTGATCCATGGACTGTTCAACGTTGGAAAGCAGACGGGTCACACCGGCATCAGTCTGCGGAATTTTGGTGGTGCTGGTGTAAAGCAGGTTATAGAGGTTGGTCTGAACGTAGTTCTGCAACCAGTCGAGCCCGTGGCGCTCGTCGAAGAAGTCACCGTTCGCCATGACACCCTGTTGCAGGATCGCCGTGTCGTTGGCGTAGTACACGAACACGTTCGCATTCTTCGCATCCACAGCCGCCGCCTGTCCTACCGTCAGCGTTTCGTAGGTTACGCTCGGTTCCTGTTTGAATTTCAGGGTAATGGTGGTATTGCTGCCGTTGAAATTGACAGTAAACGCGCGACCGAAAGCTGAAACCGCCGCATAAGGGCTGCTGGTGGAATATTGAATAAAGGTACGGGAATACTTACCGGCCTTTAATTTAGACGCAACATCGGTCGTCGAAGTCGTGCTGATGATCTCAGCGTCGGCTGACGTTACCCCGAAAATGCGGCTCAGGCTGGACGCTTCGATGAGTTTAGCAACCTCAATCACGTCGTCAGCATCAAGCACATCATCGCCATCAGCAACATCATCAGCGACAACCAGCCCATACCAGTTGGTATACTGCAGGCAGGCATTAACAGCTTGCACGATGGTTTCCACGCTTCCACCTTCGGAAGAGGTCAGCGTCTTCGCCCAGCGGCCAACATAAACCTGCGTCGGCTTCGGCGACTGGCTGAAGAAAACCTGCGCCGCTTCATATTCCGGGCTGTCGACTCCGAAGTCCTCGCCAATGTCCTCAACGGACGCATAAAGGCGGACGCGTTCCTGCACTGGAATGACAGTGGAAGAACCGAGGATCAGCAGCGCGCCGAAGTTACGACCAGTAGCCGCTTTCGGCGAGATGATCACATCAACGTTTACAACGTTGGATACAGGTAAGCCCTGCGTCATAGTTTATTCTCCAAAAAAGGTGACTGGCGCTTCCACCAGCGATTTAATGCCGTACTCGCGCACGACCTTCCGGCGCAGGCGCACCGTCATGTCGTAGCGGCGAACCCATTGCTGGTTGATAAGTTCGGGGAAAGGGGTCAGACCGGTATAGTCGCCCAGAGACAAACCAAGCGCGTTCAGCTCAGCATTGTTTTGCGGGACAGATATGCCATCGCGAAAACGGGACGCATAAGACATACCAGCCGGGCCATAGAACGACGCCATGCACTCGAACGTTTCATGCCGCCAGAGCTGAGCGCCCTCGTCGGTCTGATTGGTGAATGCAGGGTTGTTATCAATGAGCAACCCGGTAACGCCAAACGCGCACCAGTTCGTTTCAACGGGTGGCAGTGGCGGCTGATTTTTCTGCCAGCGCGGACGAACCATTCCAGACGGCAAGCCGGAAACATTGCGCATCCACTGGCTTAGCAGCCTGTCGAGCGCTTCGTCATAAGCCGGATCGCCGCTGGTGGGTGTCAGCCAGCCGCGCTCTGTGCTGGTGTTATTGCTCAATGGGAGTTCCCCCATCAAACGGCAGCAACTCACAATGCGCCTGAACGAATCCGGCCCCATAAGCTGTATACGGGTCGACGAAGGTCACACGATAATCACGGCCCTGATACGTCACGATATCGGCATCACGGCCAGTCTGCCCCTGCGTCAGCCGCTCAGTTGTCACGATGAGAATCGCGCCGCTGATAACCTGCCCGGCCTGCATGCGGCGGTTTTCCAGGGAGCGGTCAACAGTAACATCCCCGGCAAACTGCTTTTTAACTTCACTGTCGCTGCCGATCCCGTCCTCATCCACCGTTTGCACTCGGCGTGTTACCCACAAATTGAAGTCGCAAAAATCGGGGTCAAAAAGCACATCCGTCACATCAAGATTCGGCATCTTTATCCCTCACAATATGGGTAATGGCTCTGCGGTACTGTCCGGTATCAATCAACGGCCTTACATTCTCATTGCTTATCAATTGACCAGAATCTGGGTTGATAGCATTAAGCTTTCCGTCTGCCGATCTGCGTGCTACCTCAGCTTTCGCCCCTTTGCGCCCTCGACGCGCGCGGGCTTCAACGGTGCTATCAGCAAGCGGTGTAAAGCCGGTAATGGTCATGTAACGCCTGACGCCATTCGCGGCCAGCGTTCCGGCGCGGTTAAGCGCTCTTTCCGCACCCGCCGCATTTCCATCAAGCGCAGCCTGCGCCGCTGCTTTGAGCTGCGGCACCGTCTGTTCCTCTACGGATTTAACGCCGGGGATCAGGTGCGGGCGTGGGGGGATGTTTTGCGCTGGTGAGCCGTATTCGTTGACGTAACCGATCCCGGCATTACCAAACGGAACATCCTCACGCTCGCTGTCTTCTTCCGGGATGCCGACCAGCACATCTTTTTTGGTTAACGACCGGAGCGCATCCAGAATGGCCTTAGCGTTATCCACCCTCGTTGTTACACCGCTTTTGAAACTCATAGCTGGCGACCGCCCGCACCGAACATCGTGATCAGCTGATAAAATTCAGCGCCATATCGGGTGTTATTCCAGAAGCCTGCGTCAGGGTTTAGCGTCGCGCTGGTGTCATAGCTGACGCTTACCTTGTCAACGGACTTGGAGGACTGAACACCATTGGTTGAGCCACCCGGGCCGCCGACGAGCATTGCCCGGCTATCTGCCGCCCAGAGCGTCATGTAGTGAGCCACGAACAACTCGACAAAGTACAGAAACAACTCTTTGCCGGTGACGTTTTCGCTCAGCAGCACATCAGCCAGATTCAGACGAAACTGGATTTGCGCTTCGGGATATTTGGCAGGGTCAGCAAACTGCGGGAAGTCGCGGCGAAAATCACTTACTGTTGGCAGGCTTTGATTCTTTGGCATCTTTCGCCCCATTACCGCCAGTCTGGGCGGCAGCAATCTGCGCTTGCAGGCTGTCGTTCTGCTCTTGCAGCTTGAGCAGCGCTTCTTTCAGATCGGCAATCAGCTGATCTTTATCGACAATCTGCTTATCTTTGTCGGCAATCTGCTTATCTTTGTCGGCAATCTGCGCTTGCAGGCTGTCGATAATGGGTTGCAGATCATCGGTGTCGCTAATCACGCTTTCGGAAAGCTCAGAGTGCGCCTGGGTGAACCAGTGCGACGCAACCTCTTCCGGTACGTTATGCCGTCCCCGGCCAAACTCCTGTTTTGACTGATCGCCGAGCGTCAGCGTAAACGGGGTGTGAACATGGATGGTAACCAGCTTTTCTTTCGCCATTTCAAGTTTCCTTCTGGCCCCTTTCGGGGCCGTTCTGGTTATCAGATACCGTCCACGTAGGACAGGGTTTCTTTGTACACTGGCTCAACCGCACCGAGCTTGCCGTAGTAGGTCGCAATCTGGTGCAGACCGCGATACTGGATAGGAACGCTCTGCAACGGCACCAGCGGATAGCGCACGTATTTCTTGTCGTTGGTGTAGGCGACCATACGGTCTTTACCGCCAACCCCGCGCCCTTTCAGCCATTTAACCGCTTTGATTTCCAGCGGAACGCCGTTCTGGTGGAAAGCGATAGTGTTCACGGCCAGATAGGTCAGCAGCGACTGGTTACCCGCTTCGGAAACCTTACGGCTCGCCAGCAGTGAATACTGCTCTGGCGGAATGCGCAGATCAGAAGGCACGACGGAATAACCGGATGCTGCCCAGGCATTCGACAGAATGCTGTTCACGCTATCGAGAATCTCGTCGTTGGTGGAGTTCGCCCAGGTCTTCGGCGCATTGTTCAGCGTCACACCGACAAGGTTTGCCAGCCCTTTCAGGCCGAGCGCATCATCGCCAATGTAAACCTGCTCGTCGTTGTCCATCTGCCATTTGAGCTGCATCCCGTCGTACTTCTGGGTATCAATCGGGCGACCTACCTGCTGAGCTGCTGCCAGCTCTACAACGGTCCAGCCCAGTTCCATGCCCCAGAGGTTCAGCGGATTGCCGTCTTTGCCGATATCAACATTCACGCCAGCAATAGCAGTGGAGTCTTTGCCTACCCAGTTTTTACCGTTCGGATTTGCGCCAGTACCAGCAGCGCCAAAACTGGTGTTAGTCCAGCTGGAAATGTCATCTGCGATAGAAACGTCTTCACGCAGCTGAATATCGCGGGTCCAGGTGTAACCCACCAGCGGCAGGTTCAGCGTCTGGTCGAGTCGCTCCAGCTCCCCGATGAGAAAGGCACCAGAGCTATCAACGGTTGCCTGATCAAAAGTAATCATTCGTCTGTTCCTTAAATCTTCCAGGAGATTTCTGCATTGCCGTTAGCGTCACCGGCCCCTGTGAATTCGGCGTTGGTCAGCGCCACGTTTTTGCCACTGACGGACGTGGACATGAAGCCGCCCAGCGGCACTTTGATGGATTCATCAGTGGAGACGACAACGTATACCGGGTCGCCTTTTTTGATGGTGCTGGCATCAAAATCAGAACCGAGATTAACGGTCATGTAGCCACGCTTCATGGCGTCACCCGGGAAGTTCTTATCCGTCCCCACCTGGCGAACCATGTCTGGCTGCGATGTGGTCGGATACGGACGAACGTAGATCCCCTTCACCTTGTCGGCGGTGTCACCGTCCGCCAGCGGCACGAAAAAGCCGTCAGCGTCATATTTGCCAGCCAGACCATAGGCAGCGAAGGCGTTAGCGGATTTAAGGATCACCGGTTCGACGGTTAAGTCCTGCGGGCGAGAGATAGCCCCGGCAATGCCAACAGGCATCCGGTACAAATATGCAGTCATTGGATTATCCTTTGCGGTTAGACCAGAAGTCGGCGTTTTGTTTGTTCAGGGAAGCGATGCTGGTCATGCCCATATTTTGACGTTGTGCATCGCCCGTGGTGCTGCGGGTGTTTCGCCCTTTGGCAATCTCAGACACGGCGTTAAACGCCATATCGACCGATTGCTTGGGCAATTTGCGGATATCTGCATCACCGACAACCTGGCGAACCAGTGTTTTGTCAGCGGCGGACAGCACATCACGTTTGAACGCGGTCGGTTTCACCTTACGGCTCAGATCGATACCCGGAACGATAACTTCGGCACGATAAGCAGCGTCACCGGTAATCGTGGTTTCCTCTTCGTCGTCCTCACCGTCGCCGGTAGGGTCTTTGTTATCTTTGCCGTCAGGCTTATCGTCGTTATCGCCCGTTGCAGTACCTTCCAGCTTAGCCAGCAGGGCTTTGAGCAAGGTTTTGATATCGTCCTCGCCGTCGCCGGTTGGCTCTCCGCCCATTTCCGGCTTTTTGTCCGGCAATGGTTGTTGCGGTGAAAGATTAATGTTGAGGTTAACGCCGCTCGGCAGATCCCCTTCATCGCCCGTTACCGCCGCTGGCGCAGAGTCCAGCAGTTCGTTCATGGTGTCAGCATCACCCGTTTTGATGGCCGTGCGCATGCGGGTCCACCAGCTTTTCTTTTGATTTGCCATTGTGTCTCTGTCTCCAATTGCACAACGATTTCCGGCTCTGCCTTTAGGGACAAGAGCCACATGGTTTCCGGTAATATCGACCTGCTCGGCTTTTCCGGGTTCGGTCTGCTCGTACTCAGCGTCATAGCCGCACGACACTTCGCGCAGACCATCTTCGATCAGCTGAATGGCGCTTTCGTCTTTGACGATAAGGTCAGCCAGCATCAAATCAGACTGATCACCAGTCCCGCGCCGAACGTTCTGAAGATGCCCGACCGCAAGCTCTTTCCAGTTCTCGGGGTTGACCAGCCGCACATTCCCGTTTTCATCTTCAGGATGCAGGATCGTGATGCTCATCCCTTCGAATGAGGCGAGCGTGGCCGGATGGAATACCTGATCAGGAGAGCGCGTTACGACTATCTCGCCGAGCTTGTCGGGTTTGAGGTTTGGCAGATCGGCAGCGCCGTAAAGCTGCTTACCCGTTCGACCTATCGGCACGTCTTTGCACAGCAGCGAGCCGTCAGCCAGCTGATAACGGGTTTCCCCCAGCCGGGTATTGAAAAAATATTTCATGGTTTACCTGCGATTCAGGCGAGATAAGAATGAGGGTTGGGGAAGACGATTTCTTTGTAACAGCGGCAGTTCGGGAGCTCGCCAGCGTGACCGGTCATGCCGTCAAGCGTTGGAGGTCGGCCCCATTCGACAAACTTCCCTTCCATCTCTCGATGAGAATGCCGGACGTCGCCATCTTCGGCTGTACGCCAGATATAACCATTCGAGCCGATTGACAGCGCACGCGCCTGATCCAGCGCGCCGGTTGCGCGCCCAAGCTCAGTCCGGGCGATAAGGTTCGCTCGTGAGCGTGACACGTCACCGGAAGCAGCTATCTCTTTCGCGAATGGCTCAGCGCGGCCACCAGTCACAACAGCCTCGATGGCTTTGTTCTGAATGTCATACACCCGATCGGCGGCCTCAAGAGGCAGCGATTTGATGTACTTAATTTGCTCGGCGACGATGGATTTCATCACCTGGCCTACCGGGGCGCGGTCGACCATGTTGCGTAGTTCTGCGCTGATGTTCCGACTGTGCTGACGCCACTGCTTTTCATTCTGGCGCGCAATGTCGGCGGTGAAGCTCTCAGCAACCTTAGTCGCCCAGGGGGTGATGATTTCGCTGTAGCGCTCCAGCGCATCCATTATTTCGGTGACGCTATCGTTTGAACCATCGTAGCGACCATTTACGATATCCCCGACTGCCCGCGCTATCTGCCGTAGGCTCGTTCGATATCGGATCTCCGCCTGGCGGCTCTGGCGGTTTGTCGCCAAGTTCGCCGATCCCTGGCGGCGCTTCGTCTTCGGCATTCTCGATATCCTCGTCGGTAATGGATGCCCCGATGCCGGTGACGTCAGAGTTTTCGCGCAGGTCGGTCATCGCCGCCTTACGCGTCATCAATCCGTCGCCCAGCGCGGTACTGATCGCGTTGGTGGTGTTTACGGCCACCGTTGATCGGTCAACGTCTGACATTTGCCATAGCGGGTTAAACTCAAACGTGAAATCGTCCGGCAGCGGCTTTCCGAGTTTCGAGCGGTGCATAATGTCCAGTATCCGGCGCATCGGCAGCCGTAAACGGCGCTCCTGCAATGAGCTCACCCGGTCGTAATAGTTGGCGAGGTCTGCATCACCAGTAGAGAAGCCTTTCGGGGATTGACCGAACAGGCGTACCAGCGGGATACCAACGGCACCGCTGATCTGCTCAGCGAACTGCGAAAGAATGTCATCCAGACCACTGAAGCTGTACTGGTGGGTTTCGAACTTATCCCGCGAGTCCATGAGCGTCATGCCTTCATTACTCTGGAACTGGCGGATCAGGTCGATGTTCTTCAGCAACGCTTCGAACGCCGGGCCTCCAAGCGCGATAAGCTCGCGCAACTTCTCCACGCTATAGGTACGCAGATGCGCTTTATAGACCAGCTGCGCCGCGCCGACAGTAGCGCTATCGAACGCAGTAAGCCGATCCCAGATACGCTCTACAACCGACATTCCCCATTCGTTTTCGGTCATCTTCTGCTGGAATGGCAGCGTGACGCCATCAAAGCGGATCAGGCGGCTGTGATGGATGCGCCAGGCCGGAATGCCCGTTGCGGTGGTCACCACGTCGTAAAACTCAGGCTTGCCGAGGTCCGGCCCCATCTCTTTAATGCGGCGTGTCAGCACCGGGTTAATCATCCAGCGGTCGAGCGGGAGAATGCCCTTAAACTTGCCCTCGCCAATGGTTTCGAGTCGCAGCGGGGTCATTGGTGCTTGCCCCTCGATCATGATGAAGCCGACCGCGCCGCCGTAGAGGCGCGACCATTTCAGCACGTCGTTCAGCGCATCCCAGATCTGCAACTCATCCAGTTGCGCTTCGAGGGTGCCACGGTCTTTGGCGTCAATCTCCGAAGTGATGCGAATGCCCTTTCGGGTCATATCGTCCGGGATAGCGTCGACCGCTTCACCGATAACCCACGAACCGCGATATGACCATTCCACCAGCATGCGGTTGCGGCTGGTGAAGTTCGCCCGGTAGGTCGATGCTGAATGCTGGTTAGGCGTCTGCATCCCAACGCGGGCGACGAAGTTCTCGTAGCCGTCAGCGGTGGCCTGTGCCGTTCGCTGAGAGGATTGCTTGTTTCGTGCCATCAGGCCTGTCTCCCTAGCAGCTCCCAGATGTTCAGGGCTGAATTCATTGGCGCGTAGCTGATCATCACCGAGTCGGCGAGGTTCGGCGACTTGGTGCCGTCAGGCTGTTTATCAACAACGATTTTCCCCACGCCGTTAATGGAATAGGTCGGTTGCGACAGCTCGATGATGAGTTTGTCTTTGCTCGCCATGGCGCTGCTGATTGAGATAATTTCGTCCGGGTTGTAGGCCATGCCCTCAACCACGGCGCGATAGGTGTTCTGGAAAAGCTTGCGTAGCCACCACCAGCTCTGGGCCTTGGCGTTAGCAAAGAAGTCCTTGTTCAGGCGGGCGGCCTGTCCGTTGTCGCCGCGCACCGCTTCGTCGTCCGGATCAAACACCGCGCCGCTACCGCGAAACGGTGTGGCGAGTATTGACGGTCGGCGCGCAGCGTTACGCAGTTCGTTGATGGCGCGTGCATCGCCGCGAACGCCAGCGCCCAGGCCGTCCTCGTCGAAGCGAAATTCTTCGAGGTTGTCCTGTTCGCAAAAGCCGAAGACCTTCTCAACAGACTGGTAAATGTCGCTGCCAACGCCGGACCATTCACGCACGTTCTCCAGAAGGAAGCCGTGACGGGTCGAAAAGGCATTTTTGTCCCGGCCTTCGTCGGCGACGTCCATCGCGCCCAGTCGCTTGCCCGTTGGCTGAATACCAAGTTTGATATGCGCGTCGACGGCAGCCTGTACCCAGTCGGACGGGATCAGGACGCCTTCCGCAGATGCGCTGTAGTTCAGGTCAAGTTCCTGCGCCACCACCACCGGATTGTCGATTTTCTCGCACTCCCTGCGATACCACTCTTCATCCTTGCGCGGGTCATCTCGCCAGTGGAACGTGAATACTGGTATCTTTCCGCCGTGGCGCTTCTGCGCGAACGGGTTCGCCATGCCATTAACCGAGCTCAGGTCAATACGGCAACGGGTGGTTTGCGACAGTGCCGCATCAATCAACAGAGGACGCTGGAGGAATGCAGCTTCATCCACCAGGTAGAGCGTGGTACGGTCACCACGTCCGATATTGTCGCCAGCCTCGCCTTTGATAACCGCGCCAGTATCTGGAAACTCAACGCGCATATACGGCGCATGCTTCTTCTCGTCCCACGAACCACGAAACTCGATGGGCAGTGTTTCCACGAACTTTCGCGCCTTCCAGAACAGCGCCTTCGGGTCACCGGTGCTGTCGACGTATTCCTCTTTACGGGAGCCGAAACCGATAACCATTTCTTTGTTGAAGAGACAAAGCGAGCAGGCCAGCCCGATCGCGGTCCAACTGAGCCCCATTTCGCGGCTCTTTTCGGTGATGCCGTTCTCCAGTCGTTCGCGCCGCTCCATGATCCAGTGAATCCACTCTTCCTGTTTCGGGAACAGCAGAAAAGGGATGGTGACCGGCAGGCCATAATCGATGTTACGCGGGTCAGTAGTCATACCCCAGTCGATGATGAACTGTGCCGGGTTGGTGCGATAAAACTGCTTTAGCGCTGGCAGCATTTCAGGGTTCTGGCGAATGCGCTGTAAGCGCTCCATCCGCCATTCAAAAACCATCTGGTAATCAGGGTTTCTGAAATCGAATTCAAACGGGAGAGGCATGATCACCCCATCATCTTGCGGTAAATCTCTGCGGCCTGATCTGCGGTGAGGTTGGTCGTCTCGGTCTTGATCGGGCCGCCATCCTTGCCAGTGCTCTCAACCTTCAGCTTATTGGTGTAAGCGTCGCCAACCTCTTTCGCGGCCTGTTCGATAAGCTGCGCCGTCAGGGAGAAGTTTTTCATCCCCTCGGTTTTGGTTGCCATGCGGTCAAGCACGCGGAGGCGATAGGATTTGTTCGCTATCGGAATGTCGCTGGTTTCGGTCAGGAACCGTTCGCGCGTCGCGTGGAACATCTCGATCCACTTTTTGGCGAGCGTCTTACCGCTGGCCTTCGTGGGGTCGTGAGATTCAGCCTGCTGGCGGGTGATCCTGATCCCGAATTCTTTTTGGACAGCCTCGACCACCTGCGATGGCGTGTCATAGCACGCAAGCGACTGAATGATGAAGGCTTTCACATCAGGTTTTAATGCAGCCATAAATCACCATTCGTCTTATACAGTCCAGTATTTAAGCCAGTCGCAGCATGCACGTCCCGCACGCTCTGGCAATATCGAGATGAGCAACCTCCGCTGGCTGATTCGCCGCATCAATCATTTCCTGCACGTCCCGGCTCGCACCGTAACGGCGAACCACGCCCACAAACTCTTCCACGTCATGGCCGCGCAGCTTCAGCTTTGGCTGCCCTTCCTGCGTGAACTTCGGCGCACCAAATTCATCTGTCGCTTGGCAGATGTGATAAAGCTCGTGCTCTATCAGCGCGCAGAATTCCAGATCGGAACATTGCGAGCAGTAATCGGCGGCCAGCGTGATGATGAACTGCGGCACCCTGCCGAACCATTCATACATCTGCTGCTCCATCCGCGCTTTCTGCCAGCCTCCAGCCCGCATTGCCACTTCTTCCGCCTGCCCCAGCACGGACCGCCCTTTCTTCTCGAAAGTGTTCGACGCCCAGAGAAAGCACAGATCCGCTTCAAGCAAATGCTGGTGGTCAGGGTTGTAGAGGTCACCCTCATCGCTCAGGATGTGCTGATTCAGCCACTCGCCAACGTCAATGGCGGGCATTATGCTGATGTAAGGCTTCGGGTCAGGTGGCATCGTAAAATGCGCTGGTGGGTGTGGTCTGTTCATGAATAATCCCAGTGCTCCATTATCGAAGCCCCTCAGTGAAGGGCTTCTGTAATGTCAGTCCCGGACGAACGTAACCTTTGTGGTTATCATTCGCCGTACAAGGCGCGTCGCTTCGCGTTGCATTTCATCAATTACTTTTGGCGTCAGCGGCTGATGCGCATATTTGCGCTCAATCTCTGCAAAAATCCCGTTCAGCACCTCGCTGTCTGGTGGGATAACTTCAACGTTTAATCGTGCCATCTGTTTGTCCTGCCCTGTTGTTCTCGAAAGTCCTGATATCAGCCTTATCCCTGTTGCACTGTGCTAACGCTGACAACAACGCAACATTCAGGTTAAGGCTTGCTCCCCACGTAAACGGATCGGGTAAATCTGGCTGGGGTGTTTCAGCCGTCAGGTTGGCTGGTAACGGAACCACCGGAACTGGAACGTAGACCGTTCGCGTAGTCGTGCAGCCGCTTAACTGCGCCAGAAGGCACAAAACGAACAGCACAATCATCATCCGCAACAGCAGCCTTGATATCGTTCTCGGTTCTCTGTGACTCCAGTGTGATCTGCTGTTTTGCATGCTGGTTAGCCTCCAGAACTGTATTGACGATTTGCAGTGATTGCAGGACGTTATTGGTAATGACAGTTGCCGATTTGGCATTTTGTACAGCCTCATCAGCACGTTTCTTTTCGTGCTGATATTTGCTGTAGTAGTGGTTGGCAGACCAGATGAAAGAACCGATGACAGTAAAGAAGAATGCAGCGATAACCAGCTTATAGCTCAACTTCATTTACCACCCCACCAGCCTCTTTAAACCGGGAAATCAGGTCACTGATTTTATGTTCATACTGACCATAACCTGCACCAGGTAACGACGCCCAGATATTGCTGCAACGATCGATAGCCTGACGGATATCACCGCGATCAATCATCGGTAAAGCGCCACGTTCCTTAATCTGCTGCAGCGCAACAGCGTCCTGGCTTTTGGGAGAGAAGTCTTTCAGGCCAAGCTGCTTACGGTAAGCATCCCACCAACGGGAAAGAAGCTGGTAACGTCCGGCTGCTGTTGATTTGAGTTTGGGGTTTAGCGTGACAAGTTTGCGAGGGTGATCGGAGTAATCAGTGAATAGCTCTCCACCTACAATGACGTCATAACCATGATTTCTGGTTTTCTGTCGTCCGTTATCTGTTCCCTCTGACCACGCCAGCATATCGAGGAACGCCTTACGTTGATTATTGATTTCCACCATCTTCTACTCCGGCTTTTTTAGCAGCGAAGCGTTTGATAAGCGAACCAATCGAGTCAGTACCGATGTAGCCGATGAACACGCTCGTTATATAAGCGAGATTGCTACTTAGTCCGGCGAAGTCGAGAAGGTCACGAATGAACCAGGCGATAATGGCGCACATCGTTGCGTCGATTACTGTTTTTGTAAACGCACCGCCATTATATCTGCCGCGAAGGTACGCCATTGCAAACGCAAGGATTGCCCCGATGCCTTGTTCCTTTGCCGCGAGAATGGCGGCTAACAGGTCATTTTTTTCTGGCATCTTCATGTCTTACCCCCAATAAGGGGATTTGCTCTATTTAATTAGGAATATGGTCGGTTACTGATAGAACAAATCCAGGCTACTGTGTTTAGTAATCAGATTTGTTCGTGACCGATATGCACGGGCAAAACGGCAGGAGGTTGTTAGCGCAGCCTCTTGCCCCCCGCTTTCACGAAGGTCATGCGTAGAATGCCGCAGCGTAACTATCACTGATGAATTCAGGATAGCCAGAGGCTACGGCTCAGTTTGGGTTGTGCTATTGCTGGGCGGCGATGACGCCTGTACGCATTTGGTGATCCGGTTCTGCTTCCGGTATTCGCTTAATTCAGCACAACGGAAAGAGCACTGGCTAACCAGGCGCGCCGACTCTTCACGATTATCGACTCAATGCTCTTACCTGTTGTGCAAATAAAAAAAGCCACCGTTGCAACTTAAGAGTCACTAACGGCAGCTTATGCGAATAGTGTTGCTCATTTGCTCAATGATGTCAACACGTTCTATGCTACATGTTTAATTTTCTCTACACGTTTCCGGTTTTTAAACGCACTATCCAGAACCGGGTAAATCATAAACAACGAGGCATTGAGGATTTCGTCAACTTCCCGACGACAGGTTGCGAGCGATGGTTTTTGAATGCGCCCTCCGCCCCGGCATAACATCTTGCGAGGTCTTGCGACGCGATGATAGTAAGATGCAATGGCGTGCTTGGAAGATCCATGGGCGTAGTAGCTGAGGAGGATGCCAAAGGCTTTCTTGTCAATGTACATGACGGAATCGACGACCTGAGAAATCAACATTCCATCATCATCATTGCACATTGGCCTTGTCATAACTCTTCCCGGCTCTACGCTCTCCATGAACTTCGCTATTACGCTGCTCATGCGCTTTTCCAGACGACCTGAATAAACCTATGCGCCCCACAGTTCAAGCCAGCCATTCAGCCACTCGTGCTGCTCTTTGGTGAGGTTTAGTTCTCTTATGCCCATCGTCTTCCCCTCTTGCCCTGTTTGACCATCAGGACGCCGTTAACTATTACGTGACGCTCGCCTTTGCTGTCTCGGTTGTACTTGAGCACTGTTCCTCTTGCGCAGGAAAGCATCCTTGCCACTTCGGTCTGATTGCCTCGTGTCTGGATAAGAAGCTCTGGTATCGTTTGAATTGTGGCGTTCATACGTTCTCCAGTTCGGTGATTTTTATTCCAAGCCTTCCGCCTGGTACTTTCACGCCACGAATTACGCGAATGTCATCGAATTGCTCGTCGTCTTCCGCAAATCCGGCGTGGATAAGGGAGTCGAGTAAACCCTTCAGGATGTTATCGAGGTCGCGGCGGCGGGAGTCTGGAACGTCTGCGATGACTTTGATGCGGAGTCTTGATTTGGTGAAAATGTCTAACTTGAGTTGGCGGATGATTTGCTGAACGTCTTTTCGGTATTTCTGGCCTTTATCGCTGATGTAGTATTGGCTTCCCCGTCTTCGCCAGTAGGTGTTCACCGACGGCGGGTAAGGAAGCACAAACTGATATTCGTTCATGGCTTAATCTTCCCCTCCTTCAGCAGGATCGCCTGCGTCCTGATCACGCCTTCGAGGTGATAAAGTCTGGCGTCTTTGTTGTCGAGGTTATGGGTGCGTCGGTCGATCTCCGCGTGGCAGTCACTACAAGCCCATGCGCCGATCAGGTCGTCAGGCTTCATTCCCGTTCCGCAAATTCCAGCCATCCGGTAATGTGCCAGAACTGTAGTTTCAGGATTGCCATTGCATACACCGTAAATACGTACCTGGCATTCTCTGTTGCGCGCTTCTTTGCGTAGGTTAGCCATTAAGCAGCCTCCCCTGTTACTTTCAGCATTCCGTTATCGAGCAGCTTTCTGGTCAGCCACTGTTGGCCACGCCCGGTGATTTTTGTGGTGAACGATATCTGTATTCCGTGATTTGTATTGACCGCTGTTTCTTTCACTGTGAAATAGCCGCGATCCATATATTCCTGCATTGGCACATTGCGCCGGGAACCTGAAGCAATAAGGATTTTGTGATCGCGCATCCACGCAAACAGTTTGTTTGGACCAATTCCAACAACCTTTGCAAAGTTTCCAATCAAAATTCCGCTGGCCTCGCCAACGCGATCGGCAAACTCAACTTTAGGTGCGGCAATTGCGAGCTGGTTTTCCAGTTGCATTTTCTGCTCAGCAAGGTCAGCAGCAAGGCGCAACGCTTCCGGTAGCGTTTTGGGGATATTAACCGCAGCTTCTTCAAGCTCTCGCCAACGGTCAACAAGACGAGCGGTGAATTCCGGCGACAACTGGGCAACGACAATAATGCTGTCGCGCTTACCTTGTTCGCCTTCGAAGACGTAAGCCTCGACACTACGTCGCAGTCCTAAGTTATTGATTTTTTCGAAAACCTGCAATGCAGGAAGTTGAATAACTCCAGATTTAGCCAGGCGCTCTATTGATATTTTTACGTTATCTGGACGACTTCCCACCAACTCAGCGATTTCAATGCTTGTCATTTTGATGGCATTGCCATTTATTAACTCATTCATCGTCTTCTTCCTCGTACATTGAGCTATTCGGATCGCTCATCAGTTCTGCGCAGCAGTGCTCACACACGTGAACTCCAGCACATGCAGCTTCTGACCGCAGTTAGCGCACGTTAAAGCTCGCTCGACGCTTTCTTTCTGGTATTGAAGGGATTGGGATGGGCTAAGCATTATTGGCGTCCTGCATCATGAGAAAGACAATCATGGCGGCGCGGAGGGAATTTTCATGTATAGCTCGCTTAGATTTACAGTCGGCCACACCACGTGCACCCCACTCGTCTTCATCGAGATTGATAATGCTAATCCTGTACTTCTCAATAATCGGCCATGAGGCGCTAGGATCATTGCAGTAGTCAGGTAAAGGGTTTAATGGCTCAAAAGTTGTATCAGCATTTCCGTAATACCATTTGTTGGTGTTATTCCCTGATGTTTCCGGTTTACATGCCCAAAGGCCTTTAAAAATTATGTCTCCTACCATTCTGTTAATTTCAAAATCACTTAACTGTGAATAATCCATTGTCATTTCCTCGCACGATGTCTTAGCCACCGGATATCCCACAGGTGAGCCGTGTAATTGAATGTTTTTACGTCAGATTCTTTTGGGATTGGCTTGCGTTTATTTCTGGAGCGTTTCGTTGGAAGGTATTTGCAGTTTTCGCAGATTATGTCGGTGATACTTCGTCGCTGTCGTCTCATTCGTACCTCCTGTCGGTAAATCTGACGCCCTGACCAATAGCCCATGCTGTCGTGTACTCAATCAGACTTGCCATACGCTTCACACTCATCTGCGCGCTACTTTCGCGAATGTTGACGTATTCGCCTTCAAGGCCGGGCAAAACATCAGCTTCCTGCTTTGTTGCCACTGCATGACCGCTAATCAACAAAACCTTCCATTGTTCTGGTTTTAACCATTTGCCGCACCATTGAACCTGACGTGCGATATCCGCCAGCATCGCGTGAAATTTTGCGTTCTGGTCAAGGTTGCGCTTGTAGTCAGTAATGCGGATGGTAACTGGCTTGTCTTTATCGAGTGGTGTTGCGAGGATGGCGGTGATTGCGGCTTGCTGTTGTTGCTTACTCCTGAGGAAAATTGTCTGTTTCATGGAATTCCTCAATATGTGTAAAGGCTATATCCGTTTTTATTTGTCCTGGTGCCATAGCCATATAGGCGTAAGCGTCGTCTCAGCACCGTCTGGCAGATCCTGAAATTCCTGAGAGGATAATGGACAC